TCTGCGCCACGTAGAACGTGTCCTGCATGTCGCGAGCAGTGTGATTCTCGGGCATGTTGAGCGACGTAAAGTTGTGCCAGTCGTCCTCGATCTCGGGGCCGGTAGCGACACTGAAACCGATCTTACTGAAAATATCGACAATGCGGTTCTCGACAATGCGGAGCGGGTGGCGAGTGCCGATAGGCAGCGCCGCACCCGGGAGACTTGTATCTATCGCCGCAGCGTTGGCGTTGCCCTCATCTTTGAGATGGGCGAACTGCTCGTAGCGAGCCTCGGCAAGTTGTTTGAATGAATTGAGCAACATGCCGGCTTCTTTACGTCCTTCCGGCGGGACGTTCTTCATTTCATTTGCCAACAGTTTGACAATACCCTTAGTGCCGAGGAACCTGATACGAAATTGCTCGAGATCGGCGGCGTTTGCGGGGTTGAAAGCATTAATTTCCTGCTCGTAGGGCAGAATCTGTTCCTGTAAGGATGCCATAAGGAACAAAGATATTATTTCTGCGTGAACCATGAGGGCGTGCAGGAGGGTGATATTCAGCAAAAATTGCGTTAATATGAGTTGGGACGCCGGCATTAAATGAAAGAATGCGGAACAAGTGGCGTGCCAGGCAGAATGAAATGTGTAAGCTGACTGAGTATGAACGGATTGGGAGCGGAAATAAATCTGTGATAAGCAGCAGACAGCCAACGGTATGGCAGTAAGTGCGAATGACAGAAACGTGATTTGCGAGGCAGTAGAATGCGAATGACCTTTGTGTCACAAAACAACCAAATCCCTATCATGACCGACAAATTGAAGAAAGCAGAGCGGAGTTATGTACTCTCGGACAGCAGTGTGAACGAATATGGGTTCAGGCTACTGACATCGGGTTACGAGATCGAATCATTCAGGAAGAACCCGATAGGATATTATATGCACAAGCGTGAGGACGGCATAGTGCTGAAGTGGGAAGACCTGCGGATAGAAGGAGATCAGGTAATGGGTGTGCCGGTAATCAATCTGGTGAACGCGAGAGGTGAGCAGACATTGCAGGAAGTGGAAAACGGTTTCCTGAACGCTGCATCCGTGGGCCACATAGTGGTACTGGAGTATAGCCTGGACAAAGAACTGATGCTGCCGGGCCAAACCGGACCAACGATAACAAGGTGGTATAATAAAGAATGCAGTCTGGTGGACATACCGGGGAACTGCAATGCACTGACCCAATTGTATGACGCCAACGAGAACGAAATGAATCTGGCGGACATGAGCGGCAATAAGTCGATCTACACGATAGGTAATAATGAGTTGCTGGCGACAATGGCCGTTCACCTGAAAATGGAAAAGACAAGTGACGCACTGCAAATAGGCAAGGCTGTGGAGCAATTGGCAATGAAAGCGACACAACTGGAAGCAGAGAATGAGTTGTTGTATGAAGAAAGGAGCCGACTAACAGCGACACTGGAGGAAATACAAACGAGTCGAATGAAGGCCGAAGTACAATCGCTGCTGGTGAGGGCACTGGAAGACAAAAAGGTGACGGTGGAATTGCGAGACCGACTTGCCGCCGACTATGCGGGTAACCCGGAAGGACTGCGAACACTACTGGCAGCAATGCCTGCTTACCGATCGATAGCTGAACAACTGAGCCAACCAAGAGCGGAAGGAAACGTTGCTGAATGGACCTGGGACGACTATGAACGCAATGACCCCAGTGGTAAGAAGCTAATGGAATTGCGCGCGACAGATGGCGCGAAATATCAGGAGTTGTTCAACAACAAATTCAACGCCTGAGCGAAATAAAATAGCAACACCCACATTTACGGGAAGAAACTGAATGCACGAGCATGCCAGGTACTGCGTGTGCTGTAATGAGATAAAATTCTATCACCAAACAATCATAAAAAAAGATGGCAATTCAAAAAGAGATATGGCAAGACCATATAGAGGGAAATCTATTCAAGAACAATGAGTTTCTGCTGGCGTCGACGGATGCAAGTCAGTATGTGCTACAGGGCAAGGTAGTGCACATACCGCAAGCGGGAGCAACGGCGACTGTGGTAAAGAACAGGGCATCGGTGCCGGCAACAGTAGTGCAGCGGACCGACACAGATGTAACCTATGTGCTGGACGAGTTTACGACGGATCCGATACTGATACCGAACGCGGAGAGTTTTGAACTGAGCTACAATAAACGTGAGAGCATACTTGCAGAGTATGAGTCGTCGCTGAGGCAGACGATAGCAGAGAACCTGCTGATAGACTGGAGCCCGACGGGAGCGACAGGAACGATCATCAGAACAACAGGTGTATCGACCGCGACGCACCTTGATGACACGACCGGTAACCGAAAGAAGCTGACGGTGAACGACCTGAAACACGCGCAACTGCAGATGAACAAGCAGAACATACCAATGGAAGGCAGGTATGCCCTGATAAGCGCAGACATGTTTCAGCAACTGACAGATGATATGTCGGCGACGCAATACCGCGATTTCAGTGCGGCTTATGATGTGAAAGACGGTGTGCTTGGACGTTTGTTCGGTTTCAACATTATGATGAGGGGAAGTGTGGTGAGCTACGATAACACGACACTGCCGGAAGTGAACAGCTACGGAGCACTGGCAGCAGCAGACGACAATGACGGTGTGCTGTGCTGGCAGGTGAGTGCGGTGGAGCGTGCGCTGGGACAGATCACCTTCTTTGAGCGAATAGGAGACCCTACTTACTATGGTGACATATATAGCGTGGGTGTGAGAATGGGAGCGAGGAAACGCAGAAACGATGCGAAGGGAATTGTGGCCATAGTGCAGGCCGCAGCATAAAAGAAGAAAATGCTGAGTGAGATAAAAATATGGATACTCATTGGGGCGGCCGGTGTAATGGCAACAATACTGGGCTTTACGGTAAAGGTGATCACGGATCAGGTGATAAAGAGGCTGGATGAAATAGTGACGGAGTTGAAACAGCTGACACAAGTGACCACGGTGCAGGGACAACAGATACAGGGGCTGAAAGACCAGGAAGCCATGATACACCGCCGCCTCAATGAGCATGCCGAACGACTACATGCGCTGGAGACCAGCGCGATACTCTATAAACACTAAAACCAAGAGAATATGTTCTGTAATAAAATGAGAAAGAAGATACGGCAGCTGGTGCAACACTTTGACGAGTATGTTGAAGCACATGCAGAAACGGCATTGCAGATAACAACGGCACTGAAAGAAATGCTGGAGTCGCCGGCTGCAGATGTAGTGACATTGCTGATACCGGGGGAAGCGGACGATCTGCTGAAGCGACACATAGTGACAGCGCTGGAGAAAGCGGTAATGACGTTGACGGCAATGAACACATGCGCAGAAGAGGGAGATATAAATGCGAGAATAAGGTGCCTGATAACAGAATTGGCAAAGGCTGCTCCAGAGGTAAAGGATGCGTTGCTGCATAAGCTGGCCAGCCTTATTACCGCAGCGCTGGATGGAGGCCGGATGAAGCAAAGGGATTATGATCTGTTTGTTCAGGCAAAATATGCCGCGTCGAGGTAGAGTAAGTATCACATCAGGATGTAGTGTTTCGAGAACAAGCGGACAACAAAGAACTGTAAATCAAAAAAAACAAAAGAGAATGGGTAGTGTAAATATAACGTTGGCCAACGGCCAATTGGGCGGAACGCTGCAGACCAATGACGGGATAGCAGGCCTGGTAGTGACGGGGGCGACTGAGGGCGCTTACACGGTGGGTACACCGATACTGATAACAAGTGTGGCTTCTGTAAACGCCGCAGGAATAACAGAGACGGGAAACGAATTTGCCCTGCGACAGGTGAAGGAGTTTTATGCACAGGCCGGCAGTGGCGCGCAACTGTACCTGATGCTTGTGCCTGCAACGATGACCGTAGATGAGGTGGCCCTGGTGAGTGAGGCGGCAGGTGCGAGGAAGTTGCTGGACTATGCAGGAGGCAGGATAAAATTGCTGGGCGTGCTGAGTGATGACGCTGCTGTTATTGCAGCGGGATCGGCGGTGACAGTGACCAATGGTGTGAATGAGGATGTATATGCGGCGGCGACAAATATGGCAGCACTTGCGCAGGAAT